CCACTTTTAGCGAAAGCATCACAGTGACCTGTGAGTCCCGAGCATATGTCATAGATCTCGAGTAAATCTTCCGGGATAATTCCACGGATTGATTCATTCGAGAGCTTGAGACATATACTGTCAGTGGCGGCGTCGCCGTCATCAGAGATGTACACGAACCGTGTACCGAGTTCTTTTTCAAGCATGTCCTTTGTTTGAACAAACTCGTCAAAATACTCCTCTGACAGGTCCTTCCCACTGCAGACTTCAGGCCTTCTAGAAAGGAAAGCCAAAGCCTGCTTTTGGATTGGAGCCCATAAAGGACTCTCCCACCAATGTGAGATGGAAATGCACCGAACTTTCATTGGTTCGGGCAGACCGATCACTTCTCTCAAAAGAGGAAGTGCACAGGTCGTCACTTTATAAGTGTAATCTTGAAATATGCCGCACCCCGCAGCATATATATCCTCATCTTCAACGAAGACATCCGGAGAACGGCCGAAACCAACCGTTTCTAGAAAGTCTTCACGATTTGGAACATCAAGTCCACGCTCAATAGCGTGTCCTCCGATGACAAGATTTATCGATTCTCTGATCCCGAATTGGCGAATGGCCATTCCGTATGATCCGCATTTTTTGCGCTTCGATTCTAGAGTAGAACGAAGGGAGAAATCAATCACTTTTTCAGTGACTCGGGGCGTGAAAGCACGTGTGATCTTCTTGCACTGCTTCAAAACAAGCGCAATCACGTCATCACTTTGACGTGGAGGGGCGGTATATCGATCCAAACAACCGTCCTCAGATGCAGCAACGAAGTCCTCCGGCACTGCCGGTGAACACTTCTTCACGCCGATCAACAGAGATTGAGCAAAACCCAATTTTCTCATACTAGTCTTCGTTCGAAAATATTTAACAAAATATTGACGACTCGGACCAGTTAGAGGGATTATGAGTTTCATCTTCACTACACAATCTGCTCTGGTGAGCAAATGTGTAGGGACGATCAAAGAAGACTTCAACGTCGACTTGAAATCGTCGAAAGACTCGATCTCGGTCAAACCGAAAGCAAAGTCCAAGTGTTTGAGATCAATTTTGATATTGATCTTGAACTCTCTGACTAGGCGAACAAAGTTTCCGACAAACGTCAAAGACGCCTGCAGGATCCAGACCGTGTGTTCTAACACGGGCGTGGTAATTTGC